GTACCCCATCTCAGGACAACCCACGGTCGTCTCACACACCCAGCGATGGCCCTAAAAGGTGTTGGCCTGAATCGTTTTGATCCCGTGCTGCTTCATAACCCAGCAGAAAAGGCGTTTACGCCCTTTGACCGTGTCGTTAGCACGCGCCTCGTGAGCAAGGACCAGTGGCGCCTTCCTGCGTGCTCTCTCCACCGATTGAAGCTGATGTCGCATACCACCGGTTCGGATAACATTTCTCGGCCGGTGTACACGCACCCTAAAATACCCGGCGATACTTCTACATGTGTCAAGCAGAGGGCTGAGGCGGTAGCGAGGTACACCTCCAAGGCGGCCGACCACGTCGCATCACCCCCGTGCAACAAGACACCCCGTGCTTTCTTGCCGATGGACGGGAATGGGTGCTACGGGGGGTCAACGCAATCACAAATGTCAAGACACTACGCCCAGCAGATTGTTACACGGGACCCCGTGCCTTCTTGTGGCTGAAAAATAGGAACATCACAACAGATGGAAGCGGTTGTGATTGGACTTGTGCTCGGTTCGGGATATCTTTTGTCCCATAACGAACAAACCAAAAAGTCAAAGGGTAAATCAACTACCAAGCGCGCTGGGCCAGGCGTTGGTTCAGAGGCAAAGGGTGGTGGGAGCGCCCTAGCGATGGGAAGAAGCACGACGGGACCAGATTCGGGAGATTCTTACCCATCAACGTTTCATACGACCCCCGTAAGCGGGTCACGGATTACACGGTCTAAGAAATCGGCACGCGGCCGCCCGGATGCCGCTGGGTATCACACCAATATGTTTCCCTTCTTTGGGTCAACCATCAAGCAAAATACAGACCCCGATGCGAACAAGCAGATTCTTGATTTTATGGTCGGCGCGGGGAGTTTGGACATCGGAAAGCGCGAGGTTCCCCAGATGTTCAACCGTGAGCAGGAAACGATCGGCACACCGTTTGGGGCGCCAAACCAGCTGGAAGAACAGCGGTCTCATTTTTCGGGGTCGCGTCTCCGACAGAACGAACTCCCATTTGAGCAGATCCGGTCGGGCCCTGGCCTAAACGACGGATATACGAACATACCCAGCGGGGGCGTCCAGCAGGCATCCTCACGTGAAGTCGCCCTTCGCAGGTACAAGACCGTAGACGAGCTCCGACCCGGAAACGACCCCAAGGTCCAGTACGCGGGTGTTACGATGAACCCAGCAGCCCATATCAAGTCACGAGGTAATATCGGAGAGGTAAAGCATCGCAACCCAGACCGCTTTTACATCAACAAGAACGGCGAGCGCAACCTGGTCACAACTGGACAGGTATACAAGACGAGGGTATACCCACAGCCCGTGGACCGCGCCGTAAACCGCCCGACCACAACCCGCGAATACTTCGGGACCCAGAAGTCGGCAGATACGCACCATTCGTACGTCCGACCAGCAATCAAGGAGTCGCACCGCATGCCGTCCCAGACTCTCCCACCAGGCCCATCGGTCTACGCGCACGCGGGTGGTGCGGCCGGAAGCGGAGCGGGTGGTAATCCAGCAGGAGGGGACTTTGGTCGGGATGGATACCAGGCACTACCAAACCAGCGGACGATTACGGGTTCGCGTTCAAAACTGGGTCCAGCAGGTGGTTCGGGTGTGACGGTTCAGGCAGGACCCAATCATTACCCAGATGAAGCACGGTTCAGCCGCAAGATGTACTTTGAGGGTGCGGCTCGGGAGTTTGGTAATATGCAGAGCACATACCCGAAGGGTCTCCCGTCTAAGGACCCGAATGATATCGCGAGGGGTACGATACGCGAGCAGACGGAGGATAATGATTACATCGGCATCGCCGCCCCAGCGAATACGGTTGACGCAACGCGCCTGCGCACAGACTACGAGGCTGCTGACACGATGACCACCCGCGAGCAGACGGGCGAGACCAACTGGGTTGCCCCCGGCAAGGCGGATGTATCGTGGGAGCGCAACCAAGACGCAGAACGCAATATGCGACAGAACAAGTCTAAAGAGCGTGTATCCAGGGGGCGTAAGCCAGCGCCACAGGGGGTGAAAATCTCTTCGGGGAAGCAGTCGGTGCGCATCAAGTCTAGAAAGATCGAGAGCGACTATTTCAACCAGTACGAACGGGCACCAACAGACCTCCACCGGGTGACCACGAACCGTTCCGTTCTTGGGAAAACCCAGATACGCCCCCGCCAGGGCGAAGAAGTCCACCTGGAAAGAGCAGACCCATCCTATCTCCACCCCCTGCGGAGCAACCCGTACGTGCTAAGTGTTGCCGGTCGTCCACCCAGCGTAAACCAGCCGAAAGTGTCGGTATGACACCGTATGAGGACCACAGCCACTTAAAACACCCGTGTGTATACTAAGGTAATGAACACGACACCTCTTTCGGAGCTCTCACGGCCACGAACACTTGATGACGTAGTCGGTCAAGAAGAAGCCATCCTGAAACTTCGTGGGTATCTCGATGCTCCCGATGAGACGCCGCATATGATATTATCAGGTCCCCCGGGGTGTGGTAAAACATCTACAATCCTTGCCTGGTCACGATACGTGTACGGCCCTAAACATTCTGATATAGGAAGGTCAGTGGGCAACAGTTATCCCGTCAGGATGCTCAATATGAGCGCTCTACGGAGTGTAAAAGACGTGTTGAATCGGATCCACGAGACCTGCCAGTATATACACGATACGTCTAGGTCAAAGGCATCTCGTGGTATTATCATATGTGATGAAGCAGATTCTTTAACAGCAGAGTCTCAAGAAGTACTGGTATACTGCATGCGGAAGTACCGAGAGCGATGGATTTTCACTCTGGTGATGAACTACCCGTCTCGTATGGGTGAGCGAGTATGGAACGAATGTGTGCATATTCCGTTTCTTCCCCTAAAGGAAATCCAACCCATTGTGGAAAGCACCATACGTAACGCGAAACTGGGAAGGAAGATTCCTAAGAAACACATATCAACACTCATGGATGTCTACAGTGGGGATCTGCGGCGCATCCTGAACGCATCCCAGGGGGTGAACCATATGGGTGAGGGATTTATTCCAGAATGGAAACGATGGACCTCTGTGTCGGTTCGTGACAAGACACCCTCGGGTGTGTATCAACATCTCCACGAGAAATGTCACCAGGATGGGGGGGCAGAAGAGAATCGCGTCTATCTGGGTCTAGCGCTCGCGCTTCATCGGCCCGGGTCGCTCCGCCCCATACTCGCCGCAATCCAAGAGCATCACTGCGATTGAATGGGTAATGCGCGTTTTTTAAAATACGTAGATATGGAAGGGGTACTCTTGGAAGCAAAGCGTGAATATACAGAGCAAGTAGTCTCAAAGATTACGCGCCCTTTATACGATGAGATATATGCGATCTGGCAGAAATCTCTGGATGAGAACGGGAAATCACCGATGCGTCACTTTCAGGACCTTCTAGAGAACATCGCAGAACTCAGCGAGAAGGATATGCTATTCATCACGGACAGGTGCATAGAAAAGTCTGGGTGCGCCTATTTTGGTGACCTGGTCACTGCTATCTTTGTCGCGCACACGCGGGTCCTGCTGTCGGTCCGCAAGGAGATGGTTGCTGACGGATATCGGTTACAGGTACCTACTCCGAATCGGTTCCTCCGCGCGTGCGTAGTATGTTGTGCGAGGGAGTTTTGGAAGTCACCGTATCTATTTTACCAGAACGAACACGATAATAAGATCACCAAGATTCAGGTACAAAAGAATCTACGAGAAGCAGAAACGATCATTCAGGGGGCGATTCGGTCTACGATACGGGGGTTGCTCCCATTGAAGGACGTGCTGGATGCAGCGATCGAGCGCAGCGACCTTGGAGATATTGTTGTGGAAGATGATACCGTTCTATCCTTGCCGAGTGATACCATTGACACCCATCCAGTAGAAGATAGGCCAACAGAAGATAAGCCAGAAGAAGATAAGCCAGAAGAGGATAAGCCAGAAGAGGATACGCCAACAGAAGATAAGCCAACAAAAGATAAGCCAACAGAAGATAAGCCAACAGAAGATAAGCCAACAGAAGATAAGCCAACAGCAGAGGACACGCCTGGTGAAGACAAGCCAGTAGAAGACACCACCGAGGATACGCCAATAGAAGACAAGCAATCAACCGATTCCCCACTGGACGATATACTCAGTTCCATTCAATCCAGCACTGGTGTACCGGATATACCAACATACGAGGACGCTGACATACCCAAGGTGGATAGTGCACCGGAGTCATATACGATAGAAATCAAGGGTCCACCAGATGACGATATCCTACTGAACTCTGTGAGTGACGCGATATCCCTAGACGAGGATACGGATGTTACGATTGAAGCAGAGGAACTATGATGGTAGCAATGAACAGGATGTATAACTTTGTGATTTCTATAGCCGCGGGAATTCTAGCATGTGTCGCGTACTGGATAGACCATACGATGGTCAACCCAGAAACGAAGACAGAACCGATTTGTCAGAAGACGCTCGGAAAACTCTTCTGTGGTGGTGCTGCGGTTGCGTACGCAACAATCACAGTGATGGGATCTCACGGGACCGCAAACGTAGCAGCGGCTGCTACACCCGGAAGCGACACAATCCAAGATGTGATTGACACAATCAAGACCGGACAGCCTTCTTTTTGAGGAGTATAGGCTCCTCTTCTGACGGAGATACGAACTCATACACTTTGGTATTTCTACTGGGTAACTCGGCTGTTTTAAACACGGCAAACACATCATTTGTGAGTTCCTTTGATGGTACCGCGTTATCGCAGTATTTCGCGATGTGCTTGTAAAGACCAAACCCCTGAAAGCGGTCTTCCCCGTTGCGATTCCATAGAATATTCTTCCCACGGTTGTCCATCAGCCATCGGTAGAGCATCTTCTGTACATCCGTCTCGGGCTCATCGAGGGGGTCACAGGAACCCTCCACGATACTGCACGCCAGGCGGGGCAGGTCAAACGACGGATTCGGAGCGACGACTGGTTGGTCCGCGTGATAATACGGGGGGTAGTTATATTGTCCACCCGCGTCGTTTTTGAAATCAAACGCATCTGACAAAAACTCTCTCCCCTGGTGTTCCACGAACGATCTTCCAAAATCAATAATCTTAATCACCCTTCCATACGTAGGAACTCGGAATACCGCACCATCGACACGATACCACAGGAACTCATCTTCCGTAGACACCCACATAATGTTGTTTGTATGAAGGTCGTTGTGTACAAATCGGGCCTCCTTCTGCGCGACGGCAAGGCTAAACACGACCTGATACAAGATGGATTTCCAGTGTTCTTCCGTGATTTCAGGATTATCTAGGAGTGTATCAACCGGTCCTTCTAGGTTTTCATAGATAGATGACTGTATGGGCATATTGGGTATAATTGCGTAAAACCTCCCACCGTCATCGTCGGTCTCGTCTGATTCATCCGTATCGTAGCCGCTTTCATCGTCTTCACTCTCACTGTCTTCGCTGTCGTTATCTTCGCTGTCGTTATCTTCGCTCTCGTCTCCGATAGAAACAGGTCGAGACGCCTGATTGTCGCTACCAGAATCGTTCTCATTCGAGGCGTCTTCTTCATCTGTCATTTCTTCCTCGTCGTCCTCAAATGGTTCGCTCTGTGCATCATCGCTCAGGTTCTTTATGGCACCAATCCCCGGTAGAACGGTCACTTCCACAAGTTCATCGTCGCCTGGATGCGTAGTTTTCGGTGGTTCGGTATTCTGTTTGAACTCTTCACACAATACCTCGGGTGTCTCGGCAATATCCTTCATGTCTTCCGTAAACCCAAAGATGTCGTCACCAATCGTTATCTTATGACTCTTCTTACCGCTCTTTGCTCCGTCAACAATGGAATCACGTATGGTCTCCACCTGGAAACGCTCACCCATCCCCCGGTGAAACCACGCCATGTTTCGGATGCTATAAAAATCATCGGTGATATCTACTCGCAGAGCGGGGGCAATGGATGTGAAATGACCATACATCTTTGAAAACCCCGGGCACTTGCCAGCGTCAACCAGGCGAGACATCGCGTACCCGGTTATACAGTCTACGTACCCCTGGTTGTTAGGATTGGATACCTTGCTCGCGGTGTTTGTATTCTCCAGGTCACGAGATGGGAGGCACGCATCCATCCCCGTTGGGACGTATGTACCCTTCATCATCCCGATTACATCAAGAACCGGCACCGATTTAATGTGGGCCCTAACGGTGTCTTGTCCTGAATCCCCGTTTGCGATAGTAAGATGTACCTTTTGATGACACGGGGTGTTTGATTGTGTTTCTGTGTTGGCTGTATCGTCGTCACCCGGCAACATACCGCCCCCAGAGACAGAGAGTATACTATGGTTTGTCCGCATAGAGTATCGCTTCCGCAACAAATCAAATGTCAGTGGGGTATTCTTCACATCCATACCGGGGAAAAAGAACTGGCCATTCATGTATCCAAGCAACCGTAAGTCTTCCCAGAACGTGCTCTCACGTGGGAGGTCTTGGAGTTCTGTTATCAAATGAGACATTGTATTTCCTGGTGTTTCACAGGGTTTCCTGTGTAAAGAATCAACGCGTTGTGACATAGGAATAGATTGTTGGTTTTAAAAATAGACAATGAGCCTGCATCTCAAAAAGTTTGATATGCGTCGTATCGCGGATGATAGCACAGTGGTAATGTTGGGAAAGAGAAATACGGGTAAATCCGTTTTGGTGCGTGACCTGTTATTTTACAAGAAGTATATGCCGGTTGGTACGGTTATCTCTGCTACGGAAAGCGCGAACAAGTTTTACCAAGACCACGTACCACCCACACTGATTCACGAAGAGTTTTCACCCGACCTCATCCGGGGATTCTTAGCGAGGCAAAAAAAGATCGTGGGTAAAATGGGAGAAGACGAAACACGTACCGGAAAGGGTCGATCAAAGATTGACCCCAAGGCATTCCTGATCCTAGACGATTGTCTGTTCGATAACACCTGGTCTAGAACAAAGGAGATGCGGTATGTATTTATGAATGGCAGACATCTTAAGATTTTATCAATCATTACGATGCAGTACCCGCTGGGAGTACCCCCCACACTTCGTACCAATATTGACTATGTGTTTATTCTTCGCGAAAACGTCCTCTCAAACCGTAAGCGTATTTTTGAGCAGTACGCGGGGATGTTTCCTTCGTTTGATATGTTCTGTCAGATTATGGACCAGTGTACCGAGAACTACGAGTGCCTGGTGATCCACAATGGCGCAAAGAGTAATAAGATTGAAGACCAGGTATTCTGGTACAAGGCGGACCTTCACCCACCGTTCAAACTGTGTACACCAGAGGTATGGCGTCAAGCCGCTGCTGCCGGAAACAAGATTCATTCTGCTGGGTGGCTTGGTGACGACCAGTCATCAAACATACGAGAGTCTAGACCAAAGGGATCAGGAGGACGCGTGACCGTAAACCGTGGGGTTACAAACTTTTAAGAATCCCCGAACCGGTTGACCCGAATCCACCCACGCCCCGGTTCGTAGTATCATACTCATCAAACTCTCTCGTGCTCATCTGTGTAAATGCAGGTGTCTCGATGCGTTCAAATACAATCTGAGCAACACGCATCCCATAGTGGAATATTGCAGTATCCGTTCCATTGTTAATGAGCAGGACCTTTAACTCACCCCGATAATCCTGATCGATAACCCCCGCCCCGATATCAATGCTGTCACGAACCGCCAATCCAGAACGGGGTGCGATTCGCCCATATATACCGCGCGGAATACGCATGCGAACACCTGTTCCTACAAGCCGCCTCTCCTTCGGTGGAATGTGTACTTCCTCTTCGTGTAAATACAAGTCATACCCAGCAGCACCAGCACTGCCCTTCGCTGGCATCTTTGCAAGCCTATCAACGAGTGTAATATGGACGTCGGACATTCTTTAATAAAGAATGCGCGATATATTAAGTGATTCTACTCATCGGACGTATTGCGATCGTTTAGTTCCTCAGTGACCTTGGACGGGTTCACGGGAATGCGGTCTGCGTCCATCTCGGCCATGATCTCGCGCGCCTCCGTGATGTCACGAACATTCTGTGATGATGCGGCATCTGATGCCTCTGTACGAACATCACCCGTGTCTGCGACAGCAGCCCGTGCTGCATCAATCTTGCGCTTCTTCTCGGCATCGAACAGCTCGTTCTTAAGCTCCTGCTTCTCCTTGTGGCTCTTCATCAGCTCGTTGAGCTCCTTCTCCGCATACTCCTGGTCCTCGATGCTGTGCGGGTTCGGGTCCCACGGCAGCCAGTACCCAACCTGTCCAACAAACACATCGTGTGCCGAATCCTCCTTCTGAAGCTTCTTTGCACGAGCGCACGCTTCCTTATGAGTGCTGTATGTTCCGCGCACCTTGACACCCCGGATGCTGGTTCGGAACTCGTTCTTTGCGTGGAACTCATCCTCGAGTTCTTGCTCCTTGTTAAACATAAACTCCTTGTACGCATCCTCGATGTTTTCCTTGCTCGCGACATCCGCTCGGTTCTTCTCGACGTACTCGCGGAATGACTCGAATACGTTTGTAAGGTTGACCTTGGACTCGGACATCTTTTCGGTAAGGACCTCTGTAAGATGCGTTTTCAAATCTGCGGTATCCACTGTGCCAGACACGTCTGCTAGTGCCGACTCGACCTCATTCACAACACACTCTGCAGCGTACTTCACGGACAAATCAAGAGCCGTGTTCTGACGGTCCCCGAACCTTGCGAGGAACTTTTCAAGCATATCATACCGAATCTTCGCATCATAGAACTTCATAAACCTCTGGAAAAAGTACAGCTCCTTCTTCTCGATAACCTTCTCCGGGCTCAAGAACGACAGGCACACAAACTCCTGACCACGAATCGTGGCATCTACGTTCAAAAAATCCTCTTCCTTCTCGTTCAACTCGCGGACACGCTGACTGGACATCTTCTCAGACATTAATATTTTCGTATGCGATATAAACGTATCGTTGTCTTAGGCTACCGCCCAGTGTTTTGTCTTTGTGATTTTTCTGTGAGACATTGTATAGAGTACCTAAATATGATGTCATTTGACCTGAATGAAATTATTACACGCCTCGTGAAGTATCTCGTAGAGGGTCTTGCGGTTGGTTTCGCGGCTGTCTTGATTCCCCGCAAGGGGCGTCTGGATATGGAGGAGATCATCCTTATTGGCCTTGTTGCGGCGGCCGCGTTTGCGGTTCTGGACCTGTTTGCTCCCTCGGTTGGATACACCGCTCGTCAGGGTGCTGGGTTCGGTCTTGGCGCGAACCTTGTCGGGTTCCCCGCGTAAGCACGAACCAATCGCCTGTTTTTGTCGTGTATTTCACGACGTAAATAGACACTTATGAGTTTTACAATTACACCATTGGCTCTTGCGAGAATATACCATAAGAACATGCTCATGTATAAAAATGCCGATGATATAACGGACGTCTCGCTGCGAAAGGTAGTACAAAAACTAAAGGGAATCCGAGAGTGGGAATCACCGACCGACCCAGTCCAGAAATCCTATGTAGAGATACAAAAACAGCTGATCCAGACAATCATCGGTATCCAATCCACGATTGATTCTTCCTCGAACTAGTTGGTGGTCTATTGGTTTTTACCTCCTTGTTTGCGCCGCTGTGTGCGTCCCTGTGTGCGCCCTTGTTGACGTCCTTGTTTGCGCCCTGGTCTCTCGTCCCTGTCTCTGTCCCTCGCGGTGCTATTTTTACGGGTATAGGTCCGCATTCCTTTTTCGATGCGACCGGGGACCTTACATACCGAGCAATGAAACGACCACTTGCGGTCATCGTCCCGAAGCTTCCTCCAGACACCCATTGTATGAACGCCCTTTGTCTCAATGCGCTTAAAGTTGGTATAGTTGTCATCAAGGTACCAAGCAACTTCTTTGACAGACGGATGCTGAATATCGTCTACTACAAGAAGACCTCCCTCTCGAAGGAGCATAGCACCATAAAACACATCAACCAGCGTATAATCGTACAGGTGCATGCCGTCCACAAATATAAGGTCAAACGACCCCTCGCCGTATGTTTCGAGTGCCTGGGGAAGTGCCACGTGACTCTTTTTTTGTACAAGACGGACCATCGGAAGCGTCCCCGCCTGGTGTACGTTAAAAACACCAAGCCCCTGCCACCCTTTTTCGTTTTCAGCAACCCCCGTATGGGGACCCATCTGGTATGGGTCAATCGCCACATGGATTGCCCCCTTTGCACGAAGGTCTTCTGCTCTTCTAACGGTGGCTTCATCAGGAGAGGATACCTTAAGGGCCAAGGACTTGCTCCCAATGGTATGCGTTTTCCCGGACGAAGGGAATGATGCTGGGTCAAGTTCTGTAAAATCACGTGGGTCTGCGGGTGGTGTGCCTTTCAACTCGGAGTCGTCGCGTTTTGAATAACGATCAAGCACACCCTGTGTAAGATACAGTGCAGAAGTACCACCCGCACAACCAACTTCTAGCGTACGATACATTGGGTCCTTTTCATCCGTAACCAGACGATAAAGAAGATTCCCTTCGTGGGGATTGATGTTTGCTTCCACGCGCTGGACCTCGCCCGTCCCATCCACCAAGAAGGTGTGTTTATCTATTTTTTGGCTGTATAGACGCTGTATGATCGGGTTGGGATACGCGATTTCTCTTGTACGCCTAGCCGATGCCATCTATTTATGAGAGATATGTTCTGCTTCAGATCGACCTATGGAATGGCCAGTCAAGGTCTACGCATATCTTCTGCCAGACTTTGTCCATCTCGTAGAGTTTCTCACGGGATTTTAAGAGCGTAAAACTTGCGAGAAACTCTGTTTTACCCAGGATACGACAAAACTTGTTCAGAACGTATGAATAACTCAAAAAGTTCTTCCTCCAGGACGGACAGTGTTTCATAAACGGCGTCTGAATGGCCCTGAACATTTCTCGCAGTTTTTCTTCTGTTTCCGGGGTGAGCCTAGGCGGCGGGATTCCATTGAGGCGGTTAATGATGTGAGGGATGTGTTCGTAGTATTTATTCAGCCCCAGACGCTTGAGAATCTCCCGCAGTTTTGTCGGTTTCAGGTTGGAGATATTCCGCCGTCTTTCCTTGCGGAACTCCAGGATAATCTTATCATATACCTCGCTTGGGATATCAGTGGTTTCCTTCGCCTGGAACTGAGCCAGCCACTCGTTGAAATGGTTAATCTTCCTGTAGTTGAAGTATGACGTATCCTTGTTCTGGTCCTTAATACCCGGTAGGTCAACGTCTACAAGAACACGGTCTTCCCATCCACAGTGTTCACAGAATATAATCGCATCACTCGGGACAATTGTCGTATTTTTCCCACACTCCGGACATTCTCTGAATTTATGATTTTGTTGACGATAAAACTCAGGAATATAATCTTTTTGTATATTTGATTTATATCTTTCATACAAATCGCTCTTTTTCATATCATTCACCTCCATATTATGAAACGACTTGTCAATCACATTTGGGGTTTCCCCGGTGTTTTTAGAAGGACTGTACAGCATCCCTAGAATAGAATCCTTATCGGGTACAATACGGTCGGTGTGATTTGCACTTCTCTCTGGGTGGTCTGAATCTGGCCTGTCTGTGATATCAAAGTATCGCATCAGCAGTTCTCCGTTATCTAGATAATATTTAGTCAACCCGGACTCATCCAATGTATCCTTTTGCTTTTGATGAATGCTTACCATTGTTTCACGATTCTGGGAGACGTTTGCCTTCCGAACCTGCCGGATCTGAAACCCTTTTGACCGCCGCATGATTCTTTGTGTATTTACTCTATCAGAACTTAAGTCAAAAATACCTGAAAAGTACCTGAAAAGTACCTGAAAAGCACGTTTCTGAAAAAAATATTACACGTATGGTATAGTTTAAAATGGGTGGTGGTCTTATGCAGCTTGTAGCTTATGGTGCTCAGGATATGTATCTCACGGGTAACCCGGAGATCACCTTCTTCAAGGTAATCTACCGTCGTCACACCAACTTTGCCATCGAGTCTATCGAGCAGACCTTCAATGGCGCCCCCACGTTTGGTCGCCAGAACGTGACGTGCCAGGTCTCGCGCAACGGTGACCTTATCTGGAAGACGTACGTGCAGGCGACTCTTCCCCAGGTTGATATCACAAACATGGGTCTGGCGGCGGCGGACCTCTCGGAGGCCAACTTCCGCTGGCTCAACTGGCCCGGCCACAATCTCATCCAGAAGGTAAAGCTGGAGATTGGTGGTCAGAAGATCGACGAGCAGTACGGTGACTGGATGCACATCTGGAACGAGCTGTCTCTCCCCTCCGGCAAGCAGCGTGGTTACGCCCGTATGATCGGTAACGTGCCCGAGCTCGTGAACCTTCTTGAGGCCGGTGGTGAGGGCTGTGACGACACCTGTGCCGCGGATGGTGACTCTTTCCCCGTTGAGTCTACCGCCACTCGCAAGTGTGCCCCTGCCTACACCCTGTACATCCCCCTTGAGTTCTTCTACTGCCGCAACCCCGGACTTGCTCTCCCCCTCATCGCCCTCCAGTACCACGAGGTTAAGATCCAGGTCGACTTTGCCCCCGTAGAGGATATGTGCTGGTCCAATAACGCGTCCATCACAAACTACGTGCGCCAGCAGGGTCTCCAGGCTTGCTCGCTCTTTGTTGACTACATCTACCTCGACACCGATGAGCGCCGCAAGTTCGCCCAGCACTCGCACGAGTACCTCATCGAGCAGCTCCAGTTCACCGGCGAGGAGTCTGTCACGGCCACCGCCAACCAGATCCGCATGAACTTCAACCACCCCGTGAAGTTCCTCACCTGGGTTGTCCAGCGTGACGATTTCGTCGGCTGCAACGATGACGCCGTGAACTCGTACCACGGCAAGCAGCCCTTCAACTACTCCGATTCGTGGGACCGCGCCGTCCTTGAGTCTGGCTACTCCCACACCCTCGTGGAGGGCCTCGCCGGTAACAACCCTGTCGTGTCTGCTCTCATGAAGCTCAACGGCCACGACCGCTTCCAGGAGCGCCGCGGTAACTACTTCAACTGGGTACAGCCTTACCAGCACTTCACCAACGTGCCCGCTATTGGTGTCAACACGTACTCCTTCGCCGTCGCCCCCGAGGACCACCAGCCGTCTGGCACGTGCAACTTCTCGCGCATTGATAACGCCACCCTTCAGCTCCACCTCACTCCCCGCACGGTGAACTGCGACACATGCACGTCTGCCAAGGTGCGTATCTATGCCGTGAACTACAACGTCCTCCGGGTTATGTCCGGTATGGGCGGGCTGGCATATTCTAACTAGTTACATTCCTGTCATATATGGTCTTGTCATGTGTATCACATACACATTACAACCTGCTCTTCACACACCCATCTTGTTCATTATAAATTGATACCGTTATGTACATTACACCATTCCACATATAAGTTGAATAACGCCATAGTTACCCCCACTTTACACACCCATCCCATTCATACTTCGGACTAAGGAGGGCTTGCTTGAATACACTATCACACTAAAATGCCAACCAAAGAAATACTGAATGCACGCAAACTGATTCGTTTACAACAAATCACAGATGGTAAAACAGAGTGGCTCCGTATACGTTGTAATATTAACTATCCTAAAGACACGTTCTTAACGAAATCAAAGGGATATCGTCTAAAATGTAAAACGTGTTCAGAGAAAGAAACTGCTGCGAGCATTAAATACCGTAAAACTCACGCTGAAAAGTTTGCTACAAACTCACGCTTTTATGAAGAACGTCGCAAGAAAAAACGCCAAGAAGTAATTCAAAAACACAGAGAAATGGTATCGTCGGGGTGTGATACGGTTGTATGTACTAAATGTAAGGAACATAAACCGATTGATTCCTTTAGAAGCCATACTCGTAAAATTACATCACATTGTTACGAATGCCGTCAATATCAACACATTATAGAATATAGACGAGGACCAGATACTCGTGAACGTCGTCTACGACAGGTATCTCGTTCAGCCTCACACTACCTTTCAAGCAAATACTGTGCTTACCGTGCGGCAGATATGCGTAAACACTTTTGCGAATCCAAAGAAGAGTTTGAATATTTACTACCACGAAAAATCGCATATCATTTGATGAGTGTACCTTGTACATATTGTGGGTTTTATGAACCTGGTAAAATTGGTCTTGATAGGGTAGACCCTATCGGTGCACATACGCTTGGGAATGTGGTATCTTGTTGTGAAACCTGTAATGTTGCAAAAAACAACCTCACTTTGAAACAGTTTGTTACACATATTGAACGTATACATAATCATCTACAGAAAACACTCCATCTTTACCTGGTTTAACCCGGTCTGTTTACTCCGCCCGCGTCATCCGGAATCCTTTGCCACCATTTTCGCACATGTTTTCAAACATATGCGAAAATATAAAACAATCGTGTGTATTCGACACGATAGACTCCTAGCAAACATTTACAGAGTATCTTGTACCGGTGGTTCTCTTTTCGCGGCTGGTCCTGGTATTACTAAATCTCCCTGGCGTATATTGTTGTAAACGAGCGGATTTTGTGAAGGGATAATCATTGCAAACACCTTCTTCTGTCTCTTCTTTCTTTGGAGGTGTTTCTTCTGCAACCGCATCATATATACCCGATGTTGGTCCTCGGTGAGAACCGGTCTATCTACTGGGCTGATAGCACCCCTTCGGATAAGATTTCGTCTTATACAATACGCGCACGATAGAACCAGAACTACGAAACAAACGCCACAGCCAACCCCAACCAGTAGGATATTCACCTGTGTGTTGTTCATCTTAGCAATGTCACTGAATGTACATACCGTTATTGTGCAAGTGCTGGACTCAATTCCTCTGCGTGTACTGGTTTAAGAATCATACCTCTTTACAAACTGCCTACCCTTTATATATTCCATGATGTGACCGGTCGTTTCGTTTCGGAGTGTAAACACTGGATACCGACGAGACCCTCTCGCATTACGAAACTTTGAAAAGA